AGATTACAGAGGACTTTTCAGACGAGGAATATGAAGAGACCATACCCGATATAGAATGGGTGGAGAAACGATTAGAAGAGGATTTTGATTGGTATTCCAGAGACCTCTTTATGTTGTGGATTGAGTTAGGCACCCTAACGAATGTATCCAACCAAACAAAAATACCATTAAATAGTGTCGGAAGGCACATCAACAAGACAAAAAAAATATTAAGAGAATTATGGCAACAGGAGCTTGGAAATTAGACGAACAAAAAGTAGTAATCATTAAAGACCTACTTAACACGGGTGAATACACCCATCAACAAATTGCAGATTTCTTTTCTGTATCAAGGGAACATATTTGGAAGATTGCCAACAATCAACGATGGGTTGAAGTGGAAAAATCTTACCAACCAAAAAGAAGTAATGATTTCAGACAATTCACCCCAAAGAACAGAATGGAAAAGTTAAAGGTAAAAAGTATTACAATTACACTAACAGATGGAACAGAATTGGAGTTTTGAGGAACTGGAAGACATCCAATCCCTAATGGAACGAAGGGGGTATAGCCATTCCGACAGAGTAAGGATATGGGACTTATACAACCGAATAAACAATACCAACTTATCACCTACCAGTTGTGGTAAGTGTATAATAGGGAAACTGAATAGTTTAAGATTAAAGTATGAAGAAGAACGAAAGAAAAGAAACGAGGGTTAGAAGACAACGAGGAAGACCCGTTGGAACATCAAGGGTCAAACTCAATAAGTCCCAAGTGGAAGACCTCCTAACCTTATCGTTAAAGGAAATATTAGACAACCACTTATCCTACACGGAATATGTGGAATGGGTCAAATTACAACATAACATTTCAAATGCACAGGCAAACGAATACTGGTTAAAAACTTGGACTTTACTACAAGAGAAATACCAGTTGGAAAGAGACCAACTTATCAACAAGCACCTAATGAAGTATTGGGAGATTTACGATATGGCCATTGAGGGTGGGGACTTATCCAATGCTCGTCAGACGCTGAATGATATTACACGATTACTCGGAATGAACGAACCAGAAAAACTGGATGTTAAACAAGAGTTAAAGATACGCTTTAAGTTTGGAGAATGATTATAGATATTGAGGGGTTCAAGCCATACGAGAAACAACGGGAATGGATAGAACAAATTGAAACAGAAGGAGTGAAGTATATTACCCTATTGGTCGGACGACAAGTAGGCAAATCCCTTGTGGGTGAAAACTTGGCACTCAAATGGGCTTTGGAAAACCCCAATACTATTCTTATGTGGATTTCACCCATCTACTCGCAGGTCAGAAAGGTATATGACGATATTGAAAATGTCCTTCAAGGAACACCCTTAATTGTATCCTCCAATAAGTCCAACTACGAAATGGTATTATTGAATGGGTCTAAACTGATATTCCGTTCTGGTGAAAAACCAGATAGTTTGAGGGGTTATACAAATGACTACTTAATCGTGGATGAGGCGGCATTCATAAAAGACGAAGTATGGGAACAAATCTTAAAACCGACCATCTTGGTAAGGGGAAAGAAAGTTTTGTTCTTGAGCACCCCTAAAAATAAGGGAAACTACCTATACAAATTACACCTACGAGGTGAAGACCCCGAACAACCCCAATACCTTACATTAAGGGGCTCTTCATACGACAACCCATTTATAGACAAGGAAGAATTGGATGAGGCCAAGAAGGTATTACCCGAGGCTGTATTCAACCAAGAAATCCTCGGCCAATGGATAGATAGTGGAGGTGAGGTTTTTACCAATATAGAAAACTATACCATCCTAAACGAGTGGAGACCCTACAACCCATCCAAGAGGTATTATGCAGGAATAGATGTTGGTCGCCAAGATGACTACTCGGTATTGACGATTATAGATGACGAGGGTTATGTCTGTTATGTGTATAGGGAACGACATAAAACTTGGGATATGATTTTATCGGAGATGTCAAGGTTATTGAACCAATACAAGGCAACGGCTATGGTAGAGGTGAATGGTATAGGGGATGCACTCTACGAACAACTGGAAAAGAAGTATAAGAACATCCACCCTTTTATCACCACCCAACAATCCAAACAACAAATCGTGGAAGACCTCATATATGAACTTAATACGGAGAAACTATACCTACCATCAGAGAAACTATTTCACCCCCTTACATCAGAGTTAAAGACCTTTACCTTCCATTATTCCCCTTCAACCAGAAAGGTAAGTTATAGGGCAATAGATGGGGCACACGATGATACAATTATGTCCTTGGCATTATCATTACATTCCCTACGAGAAAAGAAGACGAAGGGAAGTTATTACATTTATTAAACATAGATGAAACATTAAACCAATTTATATTTTATAGTATATGGAGAAAATCATTATTGAATTAGACGGAACAGATTACGAGGTTAAAGAACCGACTATCCATAATTGGGCTGTATTAAACCTATTGAAAGATATTGAGGAGGAAGACAACTTCGTCAAATCCATCGTATCCATTTCAACGGGTATTGAAGAAGACCTATTAGAACAAGCCAACTTCTTACAAGTTAAGAAGGCATCAGATTATCTTACCCATTATTTCTTGGAATTGGGGAATAGATTTTACCCCGAGTTTGAGTTTAAGGGAAAGGAATATAAGTTTTTAGACATCAACAACTTATCCTTCGGACACTTCGTAGATATTGACACCTTCTTACAGAAGGACGAGAGTTTTAAGAAGTCCAATATGAACGAACTTATGGGAATGTTGTATATGGAGAAAGATGAAGATAAATATAGTAGTAGGAAGGCATCTGAAAGAAAGGAATTATTCAAGGACTTACCAGTTAAATACCTTCAAGGGTCGCTCCTTTTTTTTTTAAGTTTAAGGAAACGATTACAAGAAAATACCCCCTACTATTTGAAGATAAAATGGAAGATGAAGAAAGTATTGAAACATTTGGGTCGCATTGGGGTTGGTATTCAACAATCGTATATCTGGCTGGTGAAGACATTAAAAACTTGGAAGAAATAACCAAGATGCCCTTATACTATGTGCTGAACTTTTTGACATATATGAAAGAGCTAAATAGGGAAAGGGAAAAAGAATTGAAAAAACTATACAATAATGGCTAATTATTACAATTTCAAAAACATCGTAGATGACTTACAGAAGTTAGTGGATAAGCACAAACAAATCCGTTCATTCGGGGTGGGTGAGGTCAGAGACCTTATCTTCCTAATGCAAGATGTGGATGGAACAGACAATACGGAAAAGAATAATGCACCCGTATATCCTTTGTTATATGTAATCCCACAGGCATCTACAAGAAACGAACAATTTATCACTTACAATTTTAACATATTGGTCTGTGATATTGACAACACGAAGAACAAACATATCGTAGTTGATTTGTGGTCTGACACCCTTGAAATGTTGGAGGATGTATTGGCACAATTCAAATACTCCGTAAATCAGTCGGAGGGTGATTACTACGACAAATATGACATCAACTTACCAACTAACATTACCCCGTTTTCAGAACAATATGCGGATTTGGTAGTGGGTTGGAATATGCTACTACAAGTGGTAGTGGATAAACCCCTCAACAGATGCATTGCACCATTCAATAACTTTGAAGCCTAATGGAAGAATTGGAAGACCTCTTTAACAACTGGATTTATACATACGGGGAATTACTCGTAAAAGAAATCCAATACCAACTCTTATTTGGTAAGTTTCCCTATGCACCTGGTTTCAATAATCAGAGAGCACCATTTGGGACATCAAATAAGTTTGCGGGTGTGGGGTTCAATTATCCAACGAGTTTGGCTCAATCGGTTCAGGCCAATTACAATTTGGAACAACACGAGGTAGATATTCTAATGAACGAATATTGGAAGTGGGTAAATCAAGGACGACAACCAGGAGGCAAGAGACCTCCACTTGAACCCTTGATTGCTTGGGCTAAGTCCCCTGCCAGATTGGGATTGAACGATGAGGAAGCAAGGTCTGCCGCTTGGGGAATACAGACGAACATTTGGAAGTTCGGTATTAAACCAACATACTTCTTTGACTTGGCTGTGGATGAAGTGGAACAGGCATTAGAACAAGGAATAGACAACATATCAGACGATATAAACGACTTCTTACAACAAGTTAAGGTGATAGACATACCACCGATAAACATATAAGATTATGATTACAATACAACAAGAACCTTATGGATTACAACCCGTCAATTCCGAACATATATGGACGATTTATGACGATGAATACACGGG